TGCTCGGGAGGATTGCCCCCAATGGCGTCAACGGGTCCGCGGGTTTGACATCTCGACGACCCAGACCCACGGCTTCGCGTCTATCCCAAGCCCCCGGCGGCGGTTGATCTCGTCCCACAGTGAGAAGAACGCGGACGTGTGGCGCTCGAATGCTGCGCCCGCCGCGTAGGCCATCGTCTGAAGGAGGCCCAGGTCCGAATCGCTCACGTCGACGCCTTCCGCCTTCGCGTCGGCCTCGGAGATCGACGTCACCGGCTCCACGCGAAGCGACTCCACCGTGACCCGGTGGACGGCCAGGGCGTGGGGTAGGTGCATGGGAGCGCGCACGCGTCCCGGGTCCTGATCCGGAGCGAACTCGAAGGACTCGATGCCTGGGGAAAGGTCCCAGTCTCCGAACCTCCTCCCGTTCGACGTCAGCATGATCGGGACGCGCTCCCCCTCGCCATCGAACACGCCCACAAGATCGACCGGAGAGAACCCGTCCCAGGCCTCCGGGGTTTTCCAGCCCTGGCGAATCCAGAGGGTGTCCCCGGGGCCGCCGTAGGGGCAGCGGACGCGGTGGAGACCGTGTTCAGGGTGGCGCATGTGGGCCACGGCGCCCTCGAGCCTTTCGAGGCGCCAGCGGTCCCCGACGAACTTCCGGCCGAGCGCGCGCCGGGTCTGGGTCTTCGATCCGTCCACCACGAGGTCGACGAGCCCGTCCGTGAATGCGATTGGGCGCTCCTTCATGACGCCCTCACTTTGACGCCGCGCTCCGCGAGGATGTCGACGGGGACGCGAGCGGGCATCCCGTGGAGGAACGTCGAGATCGCCCATGCCTCCCCGCCATTGGGTTTGGGTGCGGGGGGCTTGCCGATGATGTGTGTGGTCACAGCGAGATTGCTCCAATCGGGCACGGCGAGGCAACGAAGACTCGGATGGGTAAAGCGTCGGAAGGTTCGCCGGCGCGCAAGTCACAGTGATGCGGCGTATTGTATGCGCGCGACGCCCGGGCAAAGAACTCTGCAAAGCTCCGCCCCGGGTCCTGAGCTGTGGCCGCGGCTCGCATCGCGATCCACAGCAGGAGGTCAGGCGACACGTCGCTCATGCTTCCTCCGCTGCGTTCGTGCAGAGAGCCCGCTCCAACTCCTCGACGAGCGCCATGGTGCTGGCTCGGTCGATGTGAGACACGAGTCCGTTTGCCGTAAGCGCAACGAGGCCCGGCCGATGTCGAGCTGGCCGAGCCGAGAGCACGGCGCCGTCGATGTCCCGCACGGCCCGGTCAACCTCGCGGCGAGGTTCCTCGACCTCCTCCTTGCGCTGGAGGTCGGCTAGCTCAAGCTCGCGATCGGTGAAGCGGATCATGCGTACCCCTTCACTTCGAAGTTTCGCTCCACAGCGGAGCGCACGACGTCAGAGCCGATGAGGCGGTCACGGACCGCGTTCTGCAGCATCTGAGAGACCGTCTCTCGAGAGAGCCCGAATCGCTCGTGGCAGAGGTCAACGACAATCTTGCCGGTGCTCTCAAACACGGTCACACGGCCGCTGACGAACACCGTGCGGCCGTCGAGGGTGACGTCCAGAGTGACCGACTCGGCGTGCTCGCCCAGGATGGTGGGCGACAGGTAGAGGTCGGAGACGACGCCGGCGCGCATGGTGCCGACGGCTGCAATGATGCGGCTCATTTGCCAGCCTCCGATCGCCCCACCTCAGCATCGTGTGTCGCGGCAAGGTCAAGCACCAGAATGCTGTATCGACCCTGCGTGTCCCACTCGCCCATACTGACGCTTTGCCCGCGCTCGTTTTCCACCTCTACGAACGTGAGGTCAGGTTTGCCCTCTGCAGGCTCAAACAGGATGCGGATTTTCATCGTGCGGCCTCCACAGCTTCGCGGATGAAGCTCGAAGCGAAGCCCGCAGGCATGTTCTCGTCCCACGCGAAGAATGCCGCTTCCTCGCCGGCCTTGACGGCCTCGGGCGTCATGCCGTCAGCGTTCGCCTTGAGCCAGCACGAGCCGCACAGCTCGGCGTCAGGTCCGGTGTCGAAGTCAGGGTAGACATCGTGCACTGTGCCGCAGTCAGGGCACGCCGCGATGCGTGTTCTCTTGCTCTGTTCCACAGTCATAGTCATGCATCCTTGCGCAACGTTGCGCAACGTTTTTCTTGAACCAGCTCCGCGCTGTCGCCGAGGGTCCGGCGGAGTTCGGCAATGATGCGCTTCGCGGCTTCGGGGCCGGTCTCGCAGCCCGCGGCAATCTCGGCGCACGCTTCGAAGTGGTGCATCCGGCACTGGGCTACGACGCGGCGGCTCGCATTCGTCATGTCGACGAAGCGCTGGTCGGCACTGGGATCACGCTTCATGCGACCGGCAGCCTCTCCACCATCCATACGATGGAGTCATCGAGTCCGCGCTGTAGCGCTTCCTCTGCGAAGGCTGTCTCCTCCTCGGGCGCCAGGCACCCCCATGAGTCGGCGCGAGCCTTCGCCGCCATCACCCGGCGCTCGAACGCTTCCTGTGCCCGGGTCATGCCTGCTCCGCCTTTGCTGCCATCATGGCCGCGCACTGGCTGGCCTCCGCCGTCGCCCTTGCCCTGCGCTCGAAGTGTCGCCGCCTTTGGCGATGGAACAGCGCTCGCAAGTCGAGCCAGCGCGCGGGGAGGCGGCGGCCGGCAGCTCGAGCAGCCTTGGCGTCGAGTCGATACTCCGTCGCTGCGTAGGCGTGCGCCAGAGCGTAGACAGCAGGGTGATTGCGGCGGTGCGCGAGGGCATCCCCGATCCATGAGCCCGCCTCTTTGCGGGCGTCGTTGAGCATTCGTGTCCAGTTCATAGCGGCTTCCCTTCTGGCGTCCGTACCCGGCGCCCTTTCTCGTTGAAGTGCGCTTCGGGGTCGTCGCGCGTGGTGAGCGGTCGGCCACCATCGGCCGAATGCTCGTAGTCGATGTAGATGGCCTCGCCCTCGGCTTGCAGCTCGAGGATTGCGGGCTTGTAGACGGCCAAGTGGGCCTCGCGGTGTGTGTCGTTCCACCGCTGGCGGGACCACTGGCCGTGCACGGTGTAGCGCAGGCGCTTGCTGTTGCCGGTCGCCCGTAGCTCCCGGACGACACCGCGCACCATGTTGCGGCCGGCCTGAGCGAACGCTTCTGAGATGGGCTCGCGGTGGTGGCAGTCCATCGCCATGGAGACGCCGCCGTTCCCCGCCCCTGCCGCGTAGGTGCGGTGACGGAGGGGGCGATTCAGCATCTCACCAAGCTTTTGGCTCGTCAGGGCGTGGTAGGGCGTCTGCGCGTAGCGGGAGCACAGGGCCAGAGCGCGGGCCATTTCGTCGTCAGGAACGCCCCCGCCCTCCCCGCCGATCTCGATGTGTAGGTCGCCCCGCAGCGTGTTCGAAACGTCGCCGTTCATCAGAGCTTTCACCCACGTCTTCCAGCCGTCCGGCCCCCACCTCTGCACGCCGAACCCACCGCGCACATCGGTGACGTGCCCCACCAGCGTATCGATCGCCCGAGGGTCTCGCTCCACTTTGCTGCGCTTCCGGTTCTCGGGGCGCACCAGCGAAGCAGGGATGTGGATAAAGTGCGTGTGCCGAAGCTGCTCCTCGCTCGCCTGGGGCGCCTCGTCGACCAGGCGGACGAGGCGCTGCACTTGCTCTGCGGTGTTCCGCAGGGTGAGGAAGTTGGGCCACATCATCGGTCGACCTCCAGGGCGCCGCACAGCGCGAACCACAGATCGAGATTCAGCCACGGCGGGCACATCTCCTCGGGGTCCTCGCCGTTTTCGACGCCGTACCGAAAACCCGCCTCGGCCATTCGCCGCGCCTCGTCCCGCTGCGCCTCAACCCCCGGGACATACGTCGCCCCACAGGTGCACTCCACGTGACGGCGCTCGGTGCTGTCCTCCTCGCTCTCGATGAGAGCGCGGGTCTTGGCGCAGTGGGGGGCGTGTGTTCGGATGCTCATACCCCCGCCACCTCCAGACGGTCGGCGCGGAGCCGGTCGAACGCGGCCTGCGTGCGGGCGTCGGCCTTCGCTTCGAGCTCGCGAAGCCACCGCTGGTCAAGCGTCGACCTGTTCGCGTCGGCCAGCCGTGAGCGCTCCTGCGAGCGTGACCAGTCCGTATAGGTGCACGCCCGGCACTGGTCCCGGCGCCCGCTCCCGTTCGCCTTCATGCTGAACTCCGACAGGGGCTTCGTTTGCGTGCACTTGGTGCACCGCTTCGTCTTCATCTTCTCAGTCATCGTCACCCTGCTCCATTCCTTGCGCAACGTTTTGCGTCAACTCGTCGTGTATCGCCTTCGCCACACCCCGGAGGTGGACTCCGTACTTCGCGTCAAAGGACTTCTCTCCGATGTCGTGCCACTCGCGGTGATGCTCGCGGCAGAGGGGGACCGTGTCCTTGTCCACACCTCCGGCTCCTCGAGTGGGGACGTGGTGGGGGTCGTTGACCGGCAGGGAGTCAAACCCTCCGCCGTACTTCCTCCAGCTTCGGGCGAAGCGCGCGAGGGACCCGGTGACATCGCCCCGGAATGAGGCCATGCACGCCACGCACATCGCATGGCGGCACAGCTCCGCCTGCGGCCCGAACGCCTCCGCTCTCCGCTTCGCTGCCCTCTCGGTGTTCTCCCGCTTCAGTCGGCCGGTGCGGCGGAGTGGGGTCTTGCGTTTCAGACTAGAGCGAGCAGACACGACACATCTCCTCTTCCCCACTGAACAGCTCGAGATTGGCTCTCTTTTTTGGTATGCGGCCGTCAGCAAATGCGGTTCGCAGCTCGGCGAGCCCGACGGGCCACGTGTCGCGGCCTGGCGTTCTGTACGTGTGCCCCGTTCGGTGCTCGTCCTGCACGGCGGACTCGAAGATGTCGGGGTGCTCGTGCCACAGGTCCCACCATTCGTGGATCCGCTGATGGTAGCAACGGGCACAATCGGTTCGCTTGGGCACGCTGAACGGCGATTTGGCGATCACCCTCATCACATCTTCGAGCCCCATCCCCCACTCACGAAGCGGGAACCGTGTTGGCACGTGCTCGCTGATGATGCCCGTTCTTGCTGGCTCGTCTGCGCGAAGGCCCACGCAAACAGTGGCGCCGCGCCCTTCGGTCTTGGCCCATGCGATCATCGGGGCGATCTTGATCAGGCGTGTACACCACCGCATACGGAAGTTGGGCAGCGCCTTCTGTGACTCGATCGCCTCCGCGAGCGATGGCGCTTTCGGCCTGATCACAGGGGCGCCAACGTGCTCCGCGACCGCATCCCAATGCTTCCAGACGGCAGGCAACTCGTCTCCGGTTGGCGTAACCAGAAGTCCGTGGATTGGCTCGCGCCGGCGCACCATCTCCAACGCTAGCGCCGTAGAGTCCTTGCCTCCTGAGAAGGCCACAATCTGGCGCTTCATCCGAACGCCTCCACCCTGCGCCGCTCGACGTCCGCCAGCTTCCGCTCTCGCATGGTCGTGTACCGCTCGTTGGCCCGCTCTCGCGCGGCAACAGGATCGACCTCGAGCCCCTCCGCACGGGCGGCTTCGCCGATCTTCTGTTCGAGCCAAGCCGCCTTCGAAAGGCCGGTCTTGCCCGCGAGCAACTGCAGCTCCTCGAACCTGCCCGGCGCCAGACTGATGCTTCTTCGTAGTTGTTTCTTCATCTCTGCTCCACACTTTCCAATGCCTCACGCCATCCGTCAGGCCACCACTGCGGCTCGCACGGCTTCTCGATTCTGCGCAGGGCTCGGCATATGCCCTGCTCGATCTCCTCGTACTGCGCCGGCGTCCAGAAGCCGGGGTGCCACTCTCCTCGCTCGCCTCGCCGGGGCTCCTGGCCGGGGTCCGAGCCCGGGGCCGGCACTGGGAAGAATCGGCCGAGGAACACCGAGCGGTTGTGCTCGATCTGCCGCTCGACTTCGCGGCGCCTCTTCGCCGACTGCCCGGCGCGCGCCATCAACTTGGGGATCTCAGCCTTGAACGCCGCGTAGTTCGCCTGCGCCTCTGGTGGCAGGCGGGACTCCGCAATCGCGGCGGCGCTGGCGATGAGCACTTTCACCCACCCGCCGCTCGGGCCGTCGACGCGCATCGGTCCGCTGCCAGACATCGCGACGGGGTGAACCGCGATAGACAGCCGCTCGAGCGTTGACCGCGTGGCCTTCCCGCCCTTCTCCCGCTTGGCCTCCTGCTCGAGCTGCCACCGCAGCGCCAGCTTGGACAGGCGGAGCAGCCGGTCCATGGAGCCGTTGTGCATCCACGCAGTGGGCCCTGAGTCGAGAGGCATCAGGCCGCCCTCCGCTCAACCGAGCGCGCCATCTCCAGCAGCACGGCTCGAAACTCCGGCGGCGTTGCGCTGGCCGCCTTCTTCCCAAGGCGCGGGCGGTCCTCGCCGGACGCAACGCGGTTGCCACACCACGACACCAGCGCGGACGCCTTCTGGCCCGGCACGTGGCCCCAACGAAGCGCCGGGAGTTCGACCCCGTGAGCGTAGAGCCACGTAGCCTTTTTCGCCGCGTGGCCGTAGCGTTGTTGCTCCACGTAGCAGGTCCACCCGCCGACGAAATCGGCATTTACCCAGCCTCCACCTGTAGGCGGATGCAGGAGACCATGAGCCGCCCAGGCGTCTGAGTAGGCGGGATGCTCCAGGACGCCGCCCCATCTGCGCACGGAGCCCAGAGCAGACGCGAAGCAGCCCCCGTCGTCGCCTCGTTTGTGGCCCCAGCGGGCCTCCACTAGCCCCGCGAGGCGGCGCCAGCGAGAGCAGGGCGGGTGCGCGACCACAGGATGCGGGCCGGGATAGGACCGAGCGTCCCGCGACTCCGGCCAGGGGTCGACGCCCTCGAGGTCGAAGTAGGCCCCACCGGCCTGGACGAACAGCGCCGCAATCACGCCGCACCCCCGAGCAGGTCACCGATGGCGCTGCGGGCCACGAGGGCCCGGGCCTCCTGCACTTCGCGGTGCCCCCGAATCGCCGCCTGGCGCTCCGCGTCGCCGCCGTCGGTCAGGACCCACATCCGCTGTTCCTCGTCCGTGAGCGACACGCCGTCAAGCTCGGCGGGGGCCACGGGAGCCTTGCCCGTGTGGCGCTTGCGCTTCGTGTCGGCCTGCCACGCGTCCAGCAGAGCGTCGAATGCCTGCGGTTTGTCGGCTCGGAACGTGACCGCGAGCATCCTCGGGTGGAGCCCGTGCTGCCCGTTGGTCTCGTGGTGCCGGACAACACGCTCGGCGGCGTGAAGCAGAACGTCGCGAACAACGTCGCCGCCGTGCTCGTCCAGCATGCGCTGGAGCTCCACGAGCCGGTGAGCGCCACTGGTCGGGTCGGAGATTCGGCAGCCGCGAGCGTCGGCGTCGAACTGCCCGCGCCAGGCGAACACGAACTCAGAGCGCCACGCGTTGACCCCGAGAGAGCGAGCCGGTGGTGGCGATTCCGCGCCCCTTACCACCGTCGGTTCATGTCGTTGGTTCCTATAGAGTAGGGGCGGCACGCTCGTGCCGTTTTCTTGGCACGGACGTGCCGGCACGTCTGAGTCTTCGGCACGTTCTTGCCGCTCATTCGGCACGTTCTTGCCGGTGCTTGGCACGCTCGTGCCGGCATCTTCGTGCCGCTCGTGCTCGGAATCGGGCTCGTCGGCGGTGTGCACAGCAACCCCGGGCGGGTCGCACAGCGTCCAGCCTCGCCGGCCATCGGCAGCCGTCGAGCGCGACACCCACTCGCGATCGCGAAGCGTTGCAAGGTGCTTTCGCAGCGTCCTGGGCTTCATGCCGCAGTCCGTGGCGAGCGTTTCGGGGCTCGGCCATACGAAGCGCCCAGAGGCGCCCGCACGGCGCCACAGCGCCGTCAGGACGGTCTTGGCTCCGTCGGGGAGCGTGGGGTCGCGGAGGGCTTCCCAGGGGCACTCAGCCATCGGAGCCCTCCTCCCACGAAAGAACGTGTGGAGGGTTTCTCGTCAGCTTCGCCCAACTGTCGCGGTACCCCTCGCACATCTCCCGCGCGTGATCGCGGTGGAGCCTCAGTATGGCCATCTCGTGCCGATGCCTTCGGGCGCGTTCTGCCATGACCACCCCAACCGTATTCACAGCAATGGCTACCAGTCCGATGAGCAAGGTCGCCGTCCAGTCCACTACGCCGCCTCCCCTGCCGCGCGCAGCTTGCCCTCAGCCACAAGGCCAACGTTGCGCAACGTTTTGAGACACCGAATGCAGGTGACGCGCTCCGGAATGCGGGTGACGTCCATCCGGCGGAGGTCGGCGGGCAGCAGCGTGGTGCGGCAGAGGGGGTAGCCCTCGGGGCCCATGGTGAAGTGGCGGCGGTTCACGCGGTCACCTTCAGCGTTACGGGTCCAGCGCTCCAGTGCGAGGGGCGGTCCATCTGAAGCTTCCCCATCTCCCCCAGGCGCTTCACCGACCACTCAAGCGAGCGGGCCGGGATGCCGGTCTTCTCCGACAGCGCGCGGATGCTCGGCACCTCGACCTCGCCGTCTTCGTCGATGTGCGCGTTGAGCCACTCGAGCAGCTCGACCATGCGGTAGGGCTCCGGGCCCCGTTTCTTTGCTTCGTTGCTCATTTCTCGCTCTCCGTCTCCTCCGGTCGGTACACACGCACGCGGATGCCGACCGGACCGTCCGTCGTCTTCTCTGCGGTGACGCGCTGAACCTGAGCGTCGTCCGTGTAGGCCACCCCGCTCAGCGCATCGAGCACACACTTCGTCGTGGCGTCGGCGTCGATGAATGCGAGGCCGTTGGCGGGGCCCTGACGGTGCACACGCTCGGCGTGTGTGGTGATGACCACATGCACGGGGCCGTCGGCGTAGCAGGGGTCATCGTCGAACCGGCGGTGCGACGACTCCAGTTGCAGGTCGGCCTGCTCCCGCATCTGCCTTTTCGCCGCCTTGTACTCCTCGCGGGAGTACTGCTGCGCCGCCCATCGAAGACGCCCGGGCTTCGGCTTGACGCACCGGCACTGGCGCGCCTTGTTGATGGTCGTGTGGTGTGGCTTGACGTCGAATGCGAACTCAATCATAGGACCGTCACCTCTATCGCCTTGGGCGAGTGCTTGCGCAGCAGGTGCGCGAAGAAGTCGGGCCGGTCGAGGCTCGCCACGATGGCGATATCCGAGCGGTTGCCCGACTGCGTGACGCCCTTCTTGCAGCGAATGGTGCCGTCCTTGCCCGGGATGTCCACGGCAGCCTCAAACCCGAGGCGCCCCGCCCAGCCGATCACCAGCCCGCCCGTGCGGCGCATCCGGTGGAGCGGCCAGATGTACTCGCGCCAATACTCCGACCCAACGGCAGCGATGCAGACGTTGACCGACTCGAATCCGGTCATGCGCCGGTGCCAGTCGTAGAGAAGCCTTGCCGTGCGTGCAGGATGGTCGGCGCTGTATGGCCCGTTGACGTGAGCGCTGTCGTGCCCGAAGTCGGGGGCATGGAGCGCGTATGCATCCTGCTCCTTCCGAATGTCCCAGGTGTCATACGTTTTATCCGGCCCCTCGGGGTCCCAGAACGGGTCAAGGTCCGCCGCGCCCCTGGGGAAATACTCCTCCTCGGCGTCGAAGATCCATCCGGGGGTGAGGTAGCGGTCGCTCTCCTTGAGGTTCACTGCGCCGCCTCCTCGGCCTGCTTCTCCAGCCTCGTCCGCTCAAGGTCTTCCACGTCACCGCGAAGCGCAGCGTTGAGCTGCGCCCAATCGTCCAACGGCATCTCAGCGGGGTTCGCTGGCATCTCGCGGCCGAGGATCTCCACGATGCGCTCAGGGTTGTTCGGCATCGCCTCGCGGGAGATCTCCAGCTTACGCTGAAGGGCTGCGCGCTTCTTGCAGAGGTCGCGAAACACCTCGTCGGCCTTGAGCACGTTGGCGCTTGCGTTGGCTCGCCACCCGCCGGGCTTCTGCTCCTGCTTCTTCGGCCGGGAGCGCTGACGCCCGCGTGGGGCACGAACCGCGCCGCCACCCGAGTCCTGGGCCTTCTGCCCGTCGTCGTCCTCGGGAGCTACGCCGACCAGCGCAGCAAGGGCGTACCGGCGAGCGTAGGTGATGGCCGAGCCTACCGCGTGTGCTCCACCCTTCGGCCCGACCGGCATCGGCAACACCGAGCGCAACTCGACCCCCTTGCGGCGCAGTCGAGTGGTGACCACCACCATCCCATCCTCAACGTCGAGCGTCTGCGGCCAGGAAAACCCCTCGTCGGTCAACGGGCCCTTGATCGCATCGGTCACCGAAGCAAGGTCGGAGTAGGTGCCGAAGTTGCCCTTCTTGTCCTTCTTGGCGGACTCGATCGACTTGAACGCCCGCGCCAGCGCGTCGTCGAAGTCGGCCTGCGCCTCGATCGAAACCTCTGTCGTTGCGTCGCTCACTTCACCACAACCGTCTTCTCCGCGGGTCGCTCCGCGGCGTAGTCGAGCACTTCGGAGCCCTTCTTCACTTCGGCCAGGATGGCCTTGCGGTCGGGCCGGACACCGAACCGGCCCCACCCGTTCTCGACCAACCAGACGTTCTCCTCGGAGCCATCGGCCCACCCGGCCGAGTCGACCTCGGGGCCGCCCACGAGCTTGACCGGGGGTGTCCGAAGCGACACGCGGAACGTGCCGACCTCGTACTTGCTGACCCCCATCTCACGCGCTGCAATACGGCAGAACCGCTCGGCAACGCCTTCGACGCGCCGGTAGTAGTCCCGCGATTCCTTGAGCCGCTTGGACTCCGCCGCCACGACTTCCTGCATCTGCTTCGCGTGCACCTTCATCGCTGCGCCGAGCTCCCCGAGGGCCTCGGCCTTCTCCGCGATGCGAGTCTCAAGCGCCTCCACCTCTGGGGTGAACTCGCCGCTCGATTCCTCGAGCAACGCCATCATCTCCCGGTTGAGGCTGTGAATGCGCCAGTCGAGGTGCTTGGCCTGCTTCGCGTCGCTCATCCGAAAAACCCCTCATTCAGAACACGCGCCACATCTCCCATGACCTCGTACTCGTCGAGTCCGTGAGACTGGGCAACGCTGGCAATGGTGCTGGCGAGCGCGTTAATCAGGTGAGCCGGGGTCGTCGTCCCCGGGTTCGTGATCGAGATTTGCCCGTGCTTCGGGGTGATGATGACCACTGCCGCGGCGGCGGGCCCCTTCTCCCGAATGATGGAGAGTTGCTCGATCATCTCATCTACAGCTTCGGGACTCATCGGGCCACCTCCCAGAACTCGCGCTCTAGCTCCGCCAAACGAGGCGAGCCCCACCCGTTCGTCTCCAACTCGGCCTCGATGTCGCGGCCGACCTCTCTCTGTGTTCGTTTCGTCGTCTTCATGCCTGTTCCACCTTTCGTTTGTTTGATCGTCATCTCTTCATCTCTCCGAGCAGCAGCCGCACGAGCAGGACCGACCCAACAAGGATCGCTGCGGCGAGGCCCCAGAACAGCCACGGGCTCTCGATCCACGGCTCACCCACCGCGACCCCCGAGCATGAACTCGACCGCACGCTGCGAGTCGTCTTGGTGATGCCGCGCGGGCAGCGTTCCGGCGTACATGCTCGAGGTCGCGATCGACGAGTGCCCGAGCAGCCGCTGTACGGCCTTCAGGTCCTTCGTCGCTGCGTACACAGCCGCGGCGAACGTGTGCCGCAGGTCGTGGATGCGGACGCCGTCAGGGAGCCCGCACGTCTTCCGCACACGCGCCCACGCCTTGCCCGGGTCTTCAATGTGCCCACGACGGCTGCGCTTCGAAGGGAAGAACCAGACCGGGTGCCACGCGCGACGCACCACCTCATCGAGCGTCGCCGCAACGAAGTCGTTGGCCGGGAGCACCTTCGGCCCGACCTTGCGCACCGTCTTGTGCCGGGTGATCGTCACCTCGCGGCGGACCGGGTCCCACTCGGGCAGTTGCAGGTGCGTCCCCTCGCTGCGCCGGATGCCCAACCCGAGCACAACCAGGAAGTAGGCGCCCAGCACTGGAGACAGGACCCGCGAGCCTTCGGGCTCCAGGAACGCCTGGCAGCACAGGTTCGTCACTTCCTGCGACTGGTCGACCGTCAGCGCGACGCGTCGGTTACGCGCCGGGTTCCGGCGGACGAGCCGGGCGGGGTTCGTGCCCTCTGCCACCAGGCCGTTGCGGACGCCCCAGTCGAACACCATCGAGCAGACCTGCAGACCCTGGTTGCCCAGCGCAGGCCCGTGCTCGTCGGTCACCGTGGCGAACGCCTGGGCGACCTCCTTGGTCGTAATCTCCGCCGGGTTTCGCCCAGCGAAGAACCGCATCAGGAAGAAGCGGATCGCCTTCTCGTAGGCAACCGCGGTACGGCGTGAGCGCTCGCCAGCGTCAACCTGCGCGGAGAAGTCGCGCAAGAATCCGCTCACCAGCACGGTGACAGTGGTCTGAGGGAAGAGGTGCATTTGGCCTGCGTCCCCCAGCTCGATGTGGCTGGCTTGTAGGGCCCTTGCGGAGTCCCTGACCGTCTGCGCTCTTCGGTTGTCCAATCGATCTGACCGATCGCGAGCGGCTTGTCCAGGGGTAGATTCGCCCCCGCCAAAAGTGTCCTCAGACCCGGACATATCGCGTTCATCGCGTGCGCGAGAGGCGAACACCGACCACTTCGGCCGGGGTTGGGACGCGGCGCTATAATGGCCGTTATGGAGGCCTACGAGGCCGTGTGAAAGTTGGTTATAACGCCGGCCTGTCACGCCGGAGGTCGCGGGTTCGAGCCCCGTCCGCCCCGCCATTCGAGCTGCGTCTGTGTAGCGTTTCGTCATCTTGCTTCTCCGGGGGTACGAACCCCGTAGAGGTCAAGATGCGCGCAACGTTGCGCAACGTCAAGCCAGGCGCCGAAAAAATCTTGACGCGAGGCCCCGCGGGTCTTACGCCATATGTACGGACCTACTGCTCACTTGCTTCGCGGTGGGTCCAGAGCCCCCCACCTGGGTACGACCGCATCTGCGGCCGGGTTGGGGGCGAAGCTTTGTCAGCGCGCCGACAAAGCGCTATAACGACGTCTCAGGGCTGACCTCTTCAGCTCTGTTCCACACCTTCGAAGGCCCCCGCATCATTTGGTGCAGGGGCTTTCGTCTTTCAGCCCTTGTGGGTGGCCCACCACGCGGACACGGCCCCCGCGACGGCAAGGAACAGCGCGCCGAGGCCCTTCAAGGCGGACGTGATGCCCTTGAGGAGACCGCGCTTGGCCTCCTTGTCCTTCTCGAGAGCCTCGTCCTCCTGGACCATTCGGGCCAGCGCATCCGGCGGGTCGAGCTCGACGCGGCCGAGCGCCATTTCGCGAAGCTCGGCCATCTCGGCGGAGAGTTCGGCCTTGCGAGCGTCGGAGGACTCCGAGAGGGCCTTCAGCCGCTCCTCGAGCGTGCCCACCGCCTTTTCGTAGCGGTCGCTGGACTCGTCCCGGGCGCGGTCAAAGTCACGGCGCAGGGCATCGACCTCAGCCTTCAGGCCGCCGACATTCCCCTTGAGGTCGCCGACGTCGCTTTGCAACGCGTTGACGCTGCGGAGAATCTCGGGGCCGTACTCCATAGCTCAGCCTCCGAGGATCCCTAGCTGCTGGGCGAGGTAGACCGCGGCAGCGGCAGCGCCGAGCAGCGTCGCCGCGATGACTCCGACGGACTGGGCTATTTCCAGCATCGCCTCCGCGTTGTTGGTCGGGTCGCCGTCGTTCAGCTTTGCCGCCGCGCGGGCGATGTCGGCGGACTCTTTCAGCACCGTGTTTTTGAACTCTGCGAGGTCGGCGACAGTGATGGGTTCGGTTGACTTCTTTTGCTCGATGCTCATCGTATATCCTTGCGCAACGTTTTAGCCGGCGGTGACAGTCGGGCCCGGCTTGCCGAAGTAGAGGCTGGTCATGCTGAGGTTGTTGGGGCTGATGACGGTGCCGTCCGCCGGGTTGGGCGACGCGGTGGCAACCGACGGGTCGAAGTCGATCGCGGTCTCGTCCACGTTGCCGTCGACCTCGCGCTCCGTTGCGGGAATGTTGGTACCGCTCGGTGCGTAGGTGGGGAATCCGGCGTTGGTCACGGAGTCCGCGCCCGCAGTACCGAGCCAGACGTCCAAGATCGTGTCGTTCGCCTCGCCCGCCGCCGGCTCACCTTTGAAGCTCCAGCGGTACGTGGTCCCGCCCGTCACGGAGATCGGGGACGCCGGGGTCACGAACGACCATCCCGTCCCCTGGTCACTCGCGGTGACGCCGATGAGCGAGACCAGCACGTCGCCGGCCATCGTCGAAGCGCCCCCGTCGGCCGTCCACCACTCGAAGCGAATCTGGTCGGTCGCGTCGGAGTCGTGCGCCTGGAGACGGATGCCAAGGTCCATCAGGTACAGGTCATCGATGCTCGGAGGTACGATGCGCCACGACACGAAGATGTCGTTCACCGGGGTCCCGCTGGCGAACAGGTTGCCGTCGTGCACCCCTGGGACCGCCCCGCCGATGACCCGGTACGCCCCATCAGTCTGATACGGGGCCTCCTGGATGAGCAGGCGCAGCGAGAGGCCGAAGTTGAACGAGCCCGTGACGGCGCCCGCGGGGCTCACGGTGGGCGTGGTGTCGCCCGTCGTGCCGTCTGTCGTCCAAAGGTTGTCGGACCCGTCCTGGTAGGTGCCATCGTTCAGCGCGCCGCCGGAAAACAGCGTCGTGGTGCTGTTCCCGTTGCCGTGCGAGCCGATCCACAGCCGCTCTCCGCCGCTGTAGGTCACCGGGGTGTCGAGAAATTCCCAGTGCCAGTTATTGGCGCCGGAGTTGCCCATCGTGCGGTCGTGGTCGACGGTCAAACCCTCGGGATCGCCATCGCCGGCGCCGCCCTGGCCGCAGCTCATGCGAATTCCGTTTGCGACCCCCGAACCTCGCCGGCAACCAAACGCGATGACCCGGAACGCGCCCGAGGGCACGTCCGCCGGGAGCACCTGGATCCACCCTTGCCCGCCTGCGTTGAAGCTGGACCCGGCGTCCTGCTCGAGCGAGCCGATGATGCGACCGCCGCCGCGGTCAACGAACGAGGTCAGCGCCGCCTGGTTGGCTGCAGCCGTCGTCGCACGGGCTGGGGACGCAACGGTCACGGTCAGCGTGTCGGTCGAGCGCGAGACGGTGCGCCCGGCCGCCGTAATGACGGTTTCCGCCGCGGTCGCCCAGGCGGTGCCGGTGAACGGGGCGGTGCCGGTGAGCGCGACCTCATGCCCCGTCCCAGACAGACCCGGGTCGATGCCCACGCCGTTGACCGACGTCCACAGGTATTGATCGGAGTCGAAGTAGGTCCCGCCTCCGTACATCGTGTGCCCCCCCGTCGCCTGGAACGCGGCGCCGAGGTCGTCGGTCAGGTCGAGCTCGTCGACGGACGTGGACATCTCGATCGTGACGGTGCCGGTCTCACCTCCGGCGCCTGCGACCGCGCCGGATACGACGGCACCGCCAACGACAGCGCCGGACACAACGCTTGGCTGAACAACGCCCATCGATCACTCCGAAACGCTCTTCGCCCAGATCTGGAACCCGGTGGCGGAGCCAGGCGTGCCGGAAATCGTCTCCATGCCGACGAACACCTTTCCGCCGCACTTGGGCACACGGACCCACTGCTGGAGTTCGACCCCGGTCACCGGCGGCGTGTCGGCCGCGAAGTCGGGCCAGCTCGAGCCGTCCGCCTGGCTTCGCGCGTCAGCGCTTCGGCTCACAACCTCGGTGAACCGGAAGTCAAACGTTCCGGCGCGCGCCTGGACCGTACCACTGGCGTTCACCGCCACTGCGCACACTTCGACGTGCGTGTTCGGGCCTTTGTTGCACGGCGAAATCGGGGAGAAGTCCCACTCTCCCGCGTCGTCTGGGACCGTCGCCCCGGCTGCATATTCGGTGTCGTCCCCGGTGCCCGTCTTGGTCCGGATCAGTCGGTGGGTGATGCTTGGATCGCTCATGCGTTGTCTCTCCCGAGTCGTTCAAGCGGCGTCATGTAGCCGCTGGTGGTGGACTTGAAGTCTTCTTTCCGCGTCCGCTTTTGCGGCGCGGGGCCGGCTCCCTGGGCCGCCTCTGCGGCCGACGCTTGCCCGTGGACCATGGCCACTGCAGCGCCGAACTCCGGCGTGAGCGTGGCATCGGTGGGCAGGTCGAGGAGCACACCAAGCGAAACGCGACGCTGGTAGGGGATGCGCTTGCCTTGGTCGGCCGCTTCCTGCATCCCCACCAGCACCTTGTCGCGAACGTCGTCGTAGAGCGCTGGCCACACGACGCGCAACGCCTCGGCGTGCTCGTCGGAGAACGTGCCGTCCTCGAGACGGTTCAGCGTCGCCACGGGGTCGGTGACCGCCTCGTGGTAGCGGTCGAACTGCGCCCGGGTCGCCTCGTCGATGTACGAGGGCTCGCCGGTGAGCGGGTCGGGTGACTCTGGCGGCAGCTTGCTGGCCAGGAACGCCGCGGCGACGCCGACCTTCTCTGCCGCGGCCCCAGCGATGCCTGGCGCCGCCTCGGCGAGCGCGTACATCTCCCGCGCGAGTTCGCGGTTCAGCGTGTCCGGGTCGGCCAGTTCCTCCGCTCGGCGCTGCTTCGCCCGCTGGTCTTCGGAGCGAGACACTGCAGCTCGGCCGGCGACACGGGAGGCGACGCCGCGAGTGCGCTTCGCCCCACGGCCCACAGTCTTGGCCGCCCGACGAGCGCCCCGCCCGGCTGCTCCAGCGACCGCCTTGGCCGCCCCCTTGGCGTCCAGGCTCACCGCTCGGCTGATGATGCCGTCGACGTCCACCCCGGCCTTGTCCGCCAGGTGGGACACCGCAGCGAGCGTGCGCAGGGACGAACCCGGCCGCGCTGCAGCGTTCAGGGCCCCGCCAATCGCCGCGCCACCGGCTCCACCGAGCAGGGCGCCGGCCACGGTCGCACCGGACGGGCCGAAGACGGAGAGAACGCCCGGAAGCGAGCCCTTCCCCGCGGAGCGGAACGCATCGGCGATGTCGGCCACCTTGGCCTGCTGCTTCATGGTCCGCTGGAAGTCGTCGTAGCCCTTGCGGAGATCGGCGACCTCCTTTGTCAGCGCGCCGTCTGCGGAGTGCTTGGCCCGGAGTTCGGCGGCCTCGATCTGTCGGCGGAAGTAGTCGTCCGCGGCCTGGGCCTGGTCGGCGTACTTCGGGTTTCCGACGCGCTTGGTGAACGTCAGGATCTCCGCGTCGGTCGCCTCGCCGTTGAGCACCCGGCCAAGCAGGTTCTTGCCCTTGCGGGCCCCGGTGATGCGGTCGGTCTTGAACAGGGCATCGCTCGACTGGAGGGCCAGCGCGTCGGCTTTGGACATCTCCCGCCACGCGTCGGCGGCCTTGCCCATCTCCACTGACCCCAGCGCGTCGCCGATCTGCATCTCGAGGTTGCGGAGCACCTTGCTGGTCTGCTGCGCCTTGGAGTCCATGCGGCCCACGTCGCGGGCGAGCTCGCGGGCGCGTCGCTTCACGCCAAGCAGGCGCGTGTGCGCGTCGGCGGCGTTCATGCCCTTCCGAGTGATGTCGTCGAAGGCGCGATCGAGCTCGCCTTGGAACGTGTCCAGGTGGCGCTTGGAAATCTCGCCCTGGCCGTAGTCACGGACAAGGCTAAACCCGTCGCGGTCAAGGCGGCCGGTCAGGGAGTCGAGCTCGCGGAGTACCCGGTCGGGAACCACCTCGTCGTCGGCCTTTTCGAACAACCGCCGCATGTTCTCCACGCGGTCGGCTTCGCTCTTCTGCACGACGCCGCGCATGCGCTCGGCGAAGTCGTGGGTCGCCTGCTTTGCCACCCCGGCGCTCTTCTGCGTCACGCCGTCCAGGTCGTGGGCGACCTCGTTGACCAGCTTTCGGGCGTCCTTGCCCTTGCCCATCTCCGAGAGGATCTTACGGCTGGGCGACAGAGGCTTGCCCTGCACGGCGGTGCCCATCATGTCGGCGACGCCCAGCACGTTGGCGGGGTCGCTCTTCGTGGCCTTCCCCAGCACGTTGGCCATGGCCTCTCGAGGGGCCTTCGTGCCGCGCTTCAAGAGTGCGCCGGTGAGCGGAAACGCTGCAGATGCTCCTCCGCCGAACAGGGCACCCATGCCACCAGCAGCGAGCAGCCGCTCGGCTGTGATGTCGCGGCCACCGATGACGGACTCGTGGATCTCCTCGCCGACGGCGCCTGCTGCCCCCTCGACCGCGCCGCGCCCGAATGCCCCGGCCGCTCGTGCACCAAGCCCTTCGCCGAGCACCCGCGCCGCACCGCGCTCGATGCCCAGACCAACCGCCTCGACCCCTCGCGGGAGGATGCCGGCCGCTCGAATGCCGCGCTTCGCCCCCTGGCGGACGACCTGCCCAAGGCCGAACTTTGCAGCCGTGGCGCCGCCTTTGACCGCTGCTCCGCCGCCGCCCGTGAACAGGGTAGGCAAGACCTCGCCGGCCACCCGCGCGGTGTCGGCGAGTGACCCGGCCGCCTTGTTGCGCTCCCGGTACCGCTCGACGCCCTCGGTGTCGCCCTTGGACTTCAGATGCCCCGCAACGAGGTAGTCGCTCGCGCCAAACGTGAGGCCCGACGCGAACGCCTCTGCAGTGCCCTGCGCCTGGCCGAGGACTGTCGACTCTTCGCGGCGGATACGAGCAGACGTCGCGTCCTTCTCCGACACCGGAGACCAGCCCGCGTCGATCGCCGACTGAATCTCGGCGGCGTCGACGGTGGCCGTCTGGTTGCCGCGCCCAACACGAACACGAGCATCGACGGGCGTGTACGCGCCCTTCAGAAACCCGTCGCGCGCAACGTCGGGCGACACGTGCAGCGTGCGGCCGTCGGCGTCTTTTACGCGGATGTTCGTTGCGTCACTCATGGCCTATTCGTCGAGCACAAGGGATGACGGGCCCTGGCCGCCGCCGCGGGTGAGAGCCTGTCGGGGCCCCACCGGACGGTTGAGGTACTCAGCCTCGAGATCCTCAGTGGTCGCCCTGGTGAGGTAGTCCATGCGGGACTGCGTTTCAGACTTTCGGCGAGCGAGGTCGTTTCGGACGTCCTCCTCCGACATTGCGCCGACGGTGGCCGCGGCTTCGCGGTTGAGCTCCTCGTCTGAGATCGCCGCACCGGACTCGCGTCGCAGTCGAACCGCGATGATGCGCTCAAGTTGCTTTCGTGCGTCGCGGTTGCTCTGAAACTGCCGAGTGATGACATCGGGGGTGACGCGAGACAGCGCGTGCACGCCAGGGATGTCGTCTTGGTACTCGCTCTCAAACTGGTTGATGAGGTCAAGTTCGGTGCGGAGGCTTTCTGTCTCCTTGGCCAGCCACTTCTTTTGGTCGAACCGCTCCTTGCGACCCTGCGCCAAAGCTCGCTCGCGACTGTCGATTGACGCCTTTGCCGCGTCGCGCTGCATTCCGCTGAACTGCTTTGCCGCCTCGCCTGCGCCCTTGATCATCATCCGAGAGTCGTCCTTCATCAGGTCGCGAAGCTCCTTGGGGATGACGTTCGTAGTGCGGTAGCGATACTTCGGGTTGTTCGCCTCGAGCTCGGCGAGCTTCAGGCCCGTGTCTGCGAGCATCTGCTCGGCTGTGTTCCGCGCCTCGATGAACTGATCGGTGACGACTTGGGGCCCGTACTGAGCCTCCATCGCCGCCATCTTGGCCTGAATCTTCCGGAGCGTGGCCGCCTCGACCATTGCATCCGCAACGCGTTCGTCCTCTGCCATGGCGAGATACGAGTCGCGCTGCACAAGCGCGCTCGACATGTCGTCGCGTGCCGCCTTGAGCTGCTCGCCCGCATCCGACCGGGTCTGCCGATGGGCGGCCAGCTCGCGCTGCAACACGTCGTTGAACACCTGCTGCGGGTTACCGCCGCGCAAGCCTGCCCCAAGCGCAGCAAGGGAGATGCGGAGCTTCTGCCCCGCGCTGCGGTCCGCCCATGCCTTGTTGGGGTCGAACTTGTCGACGCGTTCGAAGTCTGCGGCAGCCTTGTCGATCGCCTGCTGGTACCGACCGATGTTCTCGTCGATCTCCGCGCGCTTGCGGGCTTGCTGCTCGGCCAGAAAATCCCTGCGAAGGGCCATTCGCGACTCGGCCTCGTGTGCCTCGTCAGCCAACACGGCGGCGTCGCGTGCCATCTGGGCCTGAGTTCGGTGTTGCTGCTCAACGATGTCGGGGCGCTCGAGGGCAAGCTCCCGGGACGCCTCGGCGTACTGCTTCGTGGGCTCGTACATCTTGTTGTCGCTGCGAACAGTTCTCCGGCCCGCAGCGACTTGGCCCATGAGGTCGTATGCCCCACGATGGAGCGCGTCGGCCTGGTAGGAGAGCTCGGCATGGGGGTTCATTGGTCCGTCTTGGACCGCAGCCTCGTGCCCCGCGGCGATCTCGGCCTCCTGGGCTGCTCGCGCGTCCGCATCGGCCTGCGCCTGGGACAGAACAGTCCCCTCGGAGGCCATCGCGACCCGATCGCCATGGGACGGTGGCGGCTCCATGCTGTGCGCCTGCGTCCCCCCGCGGGCTTTGTCGATCGCGGCCTGTCGCCGCGCGACCGCGGCGCGCTGGGCTGGAGGAGCATCCTCGCCGATACCGTAAAGGTCTGCGAGACGATCGGCCACGCCTCAGCCTCCCCCCAGAGCACCGAGCACTGAGCCCGCTACGCCGGTGCCGTACTGACTCCACGCAAGGTTCCGCTGCGTCCGCGCCTCCCGGGCGCGCTGCGCCGCCTCACGCCGGTGCGCGTCGTCGCCGAACTGCATCCCAAGCAGGTTCTGCTGAGCGCCAAGGTGCATGGCCTGCTGCTGCTGAGCCTGGGCGCCCATCTGCATCCCCAGGCCGGCGTAGCCCTGCATTGCCGCCTGCTGCTCCTGGGCTCGGAGCTGGGCCATCTGCTGCTGCGTCTGCGCTTGCATGCCCATCCCGGCAGCGAGGGCCGCTCGGTTCGCCCCCGCGACGTTGCCCCCGCGGGTCTGGTGAGCGAGCGCCACGGCTCGGGCTTGGTTCTGCTCGCCCGCCTGCTGGAGCATCGACTGCGCCGCCGTCGGCCCGTTGCCGGCTGCCGCGTTGGCGTACATGCCCAGGGCGTCGTTCTGCCCCTCGAGCGTGCGCATGTAGTCGCCCTGCGCCATGCCCAGCTGGTCGGTGGAGGCCAGGCCAAGCTGCTGCGCGTTGTAGCGCGGGTTGGCTCCCACACGTCGGCCGTGCGAGTCCGTGCCAAGTCCAAAGGCTCCGTAGGGGTTGTCGTACATGCTCGTCACGTCCTCTGGCTGGTCGGGGAGACTCGGCCAAGGCCGGGCTTGCGCGCGACGACCAGCGTGATCGCGTGCAGGTTCAGGGTGGAAGAGGTCAACTGGTCACCGGTCGGCGTCGCGGTGCCCTCATAGATGCGGATTCGGATGCTCGTGCACTTCTGGATGCTCGTGCGGACCTCGTGGTACGCGATCGCAGTGCTGGTGATCGTCTCCGTCTGGATGTTCGCCCCGTCCGTCTGCTGCCCGTCCAGGTCGTACTCGAGCTCCACGGTGAACGGTGCGGTCGCGGGCTTCGTCAGGTGGATGCCGACTTTGCGCACCCGCTTGAACCCGGCAAGGCCGGCGAGGTGGATCCATCCGGTGCGGACGTCGACAGGGATCGCGATCGCCGTGTCCCCGGGCGTGTAATCCTCATCGGCGTATCGCGTCGTGCTCGTGCTGGCCTTCTGGATGAAGACGCCAGCCGTCTGCGCGACGACGTGCGCGTGCTCGCCGACGTGACCGCGCCACACCAGCGCATCGACGGCGCTCGAGCGGCCCGCGTTCGCGTTGGCCTCCGGCAGGGGCCAGACGGCCCACAGTTTCATGAGCCAGTCATAAACGAGCACCTGCGGCGAGTCGTAGGCCGCCCCGTTGCACAGAAGGCGGACCTGATGGCTGTCCTCGTGGACCGTCACCGCGCGGACGTTGCCGGCGGCCCGCAACTCGTCTTCGACGGGCGCGCCAACGTAGTCGATCGCGTTCTGGCGGCTGAGGTGATAGAAGCCGCGCCGGCTCTGGAAGTAGAGCCCATCGGGAGCGCTCGCAACGGAGCGCGGCTCGATGCACCCGGTCCCCTGCTGGAGCCGCTGTAGTTGCAGCGTCGAGCCGGCGCCCGTGCTGTCCGCGGCCAGGCCGGTCAGAGAGAAGATGCCGTCACGCGTGAACAGGACAAGCGCGCTGTCCATCTCGCGCATCGCGACGACACGTCCAACGCCGTCGATGCGGTAGCGCAGCGTCGGAGAGAACTCCGGCACGCTGTAGCGCTCTCCGCCGATCTCCGGGAGGATTTCCTGCGAATACCAGATGCTGGCGGGGTCTTCGGCGGCCACGCCCCACACTCGATTTTGCCAGCGCGCGACCGCGGTCATGGCTGGCGGGTTTTCGGGCAGCAGCGGGTTCCACACGCCAGACGTGAACGTGTAGGGCAGCGGCGCGCGGTCGTCGATCGCGGTGTCGGCCTGCGCGTCGGTGATGGTGATGACGGCCGCTGTCGGGTCGTTCACCGGCACGTCGACGAGGTCGAGCGCGCTGTCGTTGTTGCCTCTGTAGAGAGGGTAGAACGTAGTGCCGCTGGCGGTTGTCCGGTACACGTCGAGCTTGACCGGCGGCGAGGTAGCCGAGGCGTCCAGGGCCTCATTGTCCTTCATCGACAGTGTGATGGTGCGAATCTCAAGCTCAACTTGGTTGCCCCCAGTCGTCGTGACGGACACAGGGTCGGAGATCGATCGGTGTGTCTGCCCTTTGGCGTCACGCCACTCGGCCACAACAACGTAGGAATACGTGCCGTTATCCAGCGTGCCGGACACGCCCTCGCTGATGTCGAGCAACTCTGGGCGCCACGGGAACCCGCACTCGACAAACCGATGGCCGTCGTACATCTGCGGTGTGCCGCCGCCGAAGAAGAGTCCTTCGCCCGCTGGCTCGTGCTCGAGCATCGGCACGCTCACCGACGCGTATGGTTCTGGCGGGAGCGCAGCGTCGGTGCTGTCGTAGGGGTAGGCCCAGGGGTCATCATGGTGGAACGTCGTCGCACGGAGCTCGGCGCCGGCGGGCTGTGTCCCCACCACATCAGGGTCGGTGGAGTCGTAACGCACGCCCTGGTCTGTGCGGGTCCACTTCGGGAGGACAGTTGTGTATGTCTTCTGCAGCGGCCCGTACGACGGGGCGGGAGATGCCGAGGGAATGTGGTTGCGGCGCTTTGTGTTGTCCGGGCCGGTGGAGCTGACCGATGTACCCTCCTGCGGCGTGGGGAACTTGCCGTGCATCGCCGTGTGGGCGATGCCGTAGGACAGCGTCGCTACCGGGATCGGTCGCCCGTCTCCATCGGCGTTGTACTCGGCTGCCCGCACGATGAAGTGCGCGGTCTGGAGCCAGTCGTTGCCGATGTCGCAGTTGATGTAGCCGACGGCATAGAAGAAGCCGGGCGTGTCGGTGAACACCGCGGCGCTTCGCTGCGAGACGTACATCCACGGCTTGGACTCAAGCGAGACGTTTCGCGTGGTCCGGGTCCGCGTAGGCGGAGCGATGGCCGTCGTATCGAGGTCGAAGTGCGTCACCGCGGGGAGTGTGTGAGCGCCAGACGACCCGGTGTCCTGCCACTCGTAGACGATGAACACGTCACCGTCGGCCCCGTTGCCTCTCCGCGTGCCGCCGATGGCGGTGATTTGCCCGCCCGGTGAGTCGCTGATGAGTGTGGCGGCCTCCTCTTCGGTGCCATCCGACCAGACGCGCGACAGGCCGTAGAGGCGGTTTGTGTCCTGCCAGAGCACGAGAGGGGCGCTGCGGTCTGCAACGACAGCAAGAATGTTCTGGTCGACCGTTAGACTGCCGATGGACACGTTCCACTCGTTGTCGACCCACGTGTCCCCGTTCACGCGGTAGACGGCGATCGTGCTGGCATCGGTCGCGTGCGCGAGCACGTAGTCTTCGCTTGAGTCCATCGAGTGGACGTCGTAGAGGTGCTGGAAGCCGGTTGCGATGCTGCCGCGATGATCCCAGACGTAGGTGGAGTCGGTGACATCGAACGTCGAGCGATGCAGGTCGCGCCCGTCCGGAAGCTCAAGACCGTCAACCTCCGTGGGGTCGTACTCAATCCAGTGGACGTGGAACGTCGTCCCCATCGCGACCACGCGCGGGCAATCGACGTACTCGCCAGACGCCGGCGTGCGCACGATGTACCGGTCGATGAGCACCGGCTGCCCATGGGCACCCTCGGTGTAGACCGCCGCGGCGACCTGGGCGCCTCGATAGCGTTGGTTCTCGCCTTCGGCGACCTCGGTGTCTCGCTGCCAGACGAAACACCGATAGCCAACGCCGCCAGTCTCGAGGAACGCCACGTCCCCCTGCTCAACAGATGCGAATGGAAAGTCGCTCATGTGAGCTCCTCCGAGTCAGTGCCAACGACAACCGAGAACGCGGACACGGTGCCGCTCGAGACCAGCCCACGGCGGACCATCGCGCGGGTCGTCGACTGCAGTCCCTCGCTCGCGTCGTGCATCGCAAACGCGTAGACGGGGGAGAGCAGGAGCAACTCGTCGCCGGCCTGTGCCAGCCGGGCGTTGTGGGCCGGGAGCGAGGCGGCATCCGCCTGCGTGTTCTCCAGCATCAGGTAGCCGTCGCGCTTGTCCAGCTGGCCGGCCTTGTCGAACTGCACATTCCGCGCACGCTCAACCTTCCCCGGGGCCGTCAGCTTGGCCGAGGTCTTCTGGTCGAGCCCGCTCAGGACGATTTCGACGTTTTCGCCCGGAATAGGCACTATGCGGCCCTCCTGAACGGGTGCGCACTTGCGCAACGTTGCGCGTTGCCTACGCTGTGCAGGCCATGCGTCGACTCGCGTTTGCCCTGACCCTGCTCCTTGCCGCCGCCGGATGCTCCGACCCGGACGCCGACACCGATGACGTTGCTGGAACGAGCGGGGGCGGCGGGTCGACTGGCGGGGGGTCGGATACCGATGAAGACGGGGAGTCCAGCGGAGGGACGCAGGTGTGGGACGGTCATTCCGCCGACCTCCGAGTGGTCACTCGCGAGGATGGTGATCCTGGGTTCACCTGCAGTTCGGCCTGCGGCGCGGTCTCGGCCTGCCTTGGCATTCTTGACCCGGAGTTTCCCGATCGTGTCCGCGACTGCGATGACAGCGTCGAGCCTGGGGCTGAATGCCTCTGCGCTGAGTTCAGCGACACCCCCGGCGAGAGAAGCACGCACGCGTTTTCGGGATGCTTCCTGAACCCCAACTCCTCGAGTGCGCTCGCTGTCGACCCGCCGAAGTGGGACCAGGGTAGCTGCGAGGACTACTGTGGTGGATTCGGGTTCTCGTGCATGGGCACTGTCTGGGGCACCCTGAAGGAGTGCCCCGTGATCACCGAGCAGTGGCCGAGCTTCTTCCCTGAAGGGCCAACCGTGCGCCCGCCTGAGGTCGACGGCCCTGACGGGGTCTTCGTTGCCATCTGCGAGATGTGAACGATGCCAACGTACAAGAAGGTTCTTCTGGCACTCCTTTTTGCGATTGGCGGGCTCGTGTTCTACGCGAACCGCTCGGAAACAGCCTCCAAAGAGAGGTGGGCCGAGGCGCAGGAGCGAATCAAATGCGTCGCCATCCACGACCTCAAAACACGCGAACGAACCGAGGTCACCCATGAGGACGCCCTTGCCCTCTGGAAAGAGGGCCTGGTGAAAGTCGAAGGCGAGGAGTTGTGGATGGAGTTCCGCGGCAAGCGTCGCCGCATCCCCATTGAGGACGTCCAGGAGGCGACATACCGCGGCTGGCGCTTCGTCTGCCCGTAGCCGCCTCACGACGCCACCTCCTCCACGTACACCTGCACTCGGACTGAGTCCGGGTCGGTCGTCGGGTTGATGTAGATACACTTCGGGTTTCCGTCGGTCCAGTCGTAGTCCAGCGTGACCTCGACCATCGAACCGGCTCCGATCACCCCAGCGTTGACCGGGGTGATCTCGTCAGACTCGGCGTCGTCGCGGACCCCGACATCGGTTGAGCCTCCCGCGGTCTCGAACATGACCTGCACCGTGGTGATGCGGCAGGACGCGAACGGCGGGAACAGCAAACACTCTTCGTCCAGGCCGCCCACGGTGGCCTCCTGCTGGGTGCCCCAGGGAACGTAAAACCCGGTGCCGCTCGAGCGCTCGCAGAACGACAGGAACGCGACCACGCGCCCGTTGCCGCTCGAGCTCGACCCGCCGCCAATCGTGACGCCAGCCTCGCTCGCAAGCTCCAGGATGGCCGCACGAAGCTGGCGGTCCCGCTCGATGCTTTCCGCCTCGAGCTGTCGCTCTGCTTCGGACAGGCCGCCCCGACCCGTGCGAAAGCCTCGGGCATTCTGCAGCTGGGACAGGGCGCTCATCTCAGACGGCCGCCCACCCCGTGTTTCCGGTGCCGCTTTCCTTCACGTACAGCGTGGTCCCGGTGCCTCCGTCGGTCCGCATGTAGAGCGAGCCGACCACGGCCGCCTGAGCCCCCTCGGGGTCACCTGCGTCGCTGTAGATCGCCGCGCCGCCGGTGCCCATGGTGACCTGGCTGGGCCGGATCGCCGCATAGGCGCCGTCACCAGTGTTCCGGACGAGCAGCGCGCCAGAGACAACGCGCAGTAGCACATCGTTGCTCTGCGTCGCGAAGTCATCGGCCACGCCCACGCGCACGGAGTCGTCACCGTTCGCCTTGTGCATGAGGTAGAGCAGCAGCGCGGACACCCGCGACGCCCACACCCCAGCGGGTCGACTGGTGACCAACTCCTGAACGAGCTCGAGCGGGTCGCTGACCGTGAGGTCGACGGCGCGCTCCATGTCGGCCGTGTCGAGGTCGGACGCCCCGAGCACCTTGTTGTCGTCGAGCGTGGGCATGACTCACCTCAGTCGTGTAGGGGGCGGATCGGGATGCAGACCTTGAGCTGCCCCGCGGACAGCTGGTCGAGGTTGGCCCCGGTCGCCGTCAGCGTGAGCAGTGGGACGTACGCCGACTCCACGTGCATCGCGTAGGCGGCAGCGGCCGTGGTGTCGATGTAGCTTGCGCCGACGCCGGTAAACACCGAGGTCGAGGTCAGCAGTTCGTCATCGTCAGCCGCGTCGCCGAGCTCGACGTCAAGCGCGGTGATGCCCGTCCCGGAGAAGTCGGTGATGTGCTTGATGTACGCCTCGCCCACCTGGACGTTTTCGGGGAATGCCGAGGCGGGGAATGCCGTGTTGAGGCTGAGTGCCTGCGTGAGGCCAGCCGACAGAGCCGTGTCGCCGATCGCCGGACCGCTCGCGGTCTGCTTCACGATGCAGTTGACCGACCAGATCCACCCGAAGCCAGGGGCCCAGGAGATCGCGCCGCCGCCGATCTTGGTGTGTGCAGTGGCGCCCGTGTTCGGGCCGATGCTGTAGGGAGTTGCTCGTGCCATGATGTCGTCTCTCAGCGCGCCCGAAGTCCTCGCCGTCGTCGACGGCCGCGGGTTTTGGCGACACGGTGAGCGCTGCCCACGTCGCGAGACCCTGCAATGTGTGTCATCCCGGCCTCGAGCTCCTTCCGGCGCCGGATGAGCGCGGACGGGTCCGACTCCTCCTTGGCCATGAGTTGCTCGGCGGCCCAAAGCGCCACCCAGTCGTCCCAGCCAACGACGCCGTCAAACGTGTCGCCGTCGGCGGTGAGGGTGCCGGGGTTGGCCAGGTACCAGAAGCGGAACACCCGACCCTGAGGGTCCGGGTCGAAGCGGATCCGGGTGTCGGACCCGTCCATGCCCTGGCCGAAGATCGCATAGCGAAGGTGCTCCCCGTCGGCGAAGGCCGAGCCGAACAGCCCTGTGTTCGACGTGTGCCCCTCCGAGAGATTGTATGCCCGGATCGGGTACGCGTCCTCGCTACCAGAAGACTGCAGGACCTCCACGAGACGGACGGCGACAAAGTCAGACGGGAGCGTGTACTCCCGGGTGCCCGTCGTCGTGGAGATCTCCGTGCGAAGCACGGGGCGGTCGATGTCCAACTGCGCGTGCAGCATCCACAGGGCGCGAATGCCCAGGTTGACCAGGCGCGTGACCTCGTCGTCGGATGCATAGGCCGAGTTCTCCATGTCCGCGTATCGGCGGGCATCGGTGCGGATCTCGGCGAGTGTGCGCGTGTCAGGCATCGACCACCCCGATTACGCCGCGTCGTCGTCCTCGCTGAACTGCGAGATGTCGACGGTCATGTTGTAGCCAGGGGCGTAGCAGGCGAGGTCGCCGTACATCGCCATCCGGCCTTCGAGGCCATCGCTCGAGCCCTGACGCAAGAACATCTTGCCGTCTTCGTCGAGCCACGACGGGGCCTTCCCTGCGGTGCAGAGCTGCCACGTGTTCATCTGCAGCAGGAAGCTGCGCCCCTTGGGCACATGCTTGTCCTCGTAGACGGTCACCGGACCCGACCCGAGCCGGATCTGCATCGCCTCGTAGGCCAGCACAGCCTTGCCCGACATCGACTTGCTGGGCGTCTTCACAAAACGGGTTTTGTCCCCGATGTCGTTCAGCAACACCGCGTAGTCGAGCGGGTTCATGAACAGTGCATCGGGCTTGCCGCCCTCGCGTCGCAGCCGGGCTCCGGCCTTGACGAACGCGCGCTGCAGCGTGCCGTGGACGTTCCGCCGTGCGGTGAACCGGTTTCCGCCAAGGCGGGTCGGCTCGTTCGAACGGTCGACGCCGTTGAACGCGGTTGCGCCCGGAGTCGAGTCCGGAACCCACCCACGAACGCCGGACAGCTTGGCCCCGAAGTCGCCCGAGAGGAACAGGTATTGGCCATCGGCGAACGAAGCGGGAACCGCTGCGCCGAAGGTGATCGTGCCTGCGTCCCGGTCGACGCCGGTAATCTGCTGCTGAGCGCCGGCGCCCACAGCCCCGGACGTGCCATCGGTGGTCGCGTGCTGAACCCAGTCGCGCCGCTCGAAGTTGACGATGTCCTCGGGGTTGGTGAGCGTCAGTGTGGCCGTGCCGCCACCGCTGGCGATCTGCCCGACAGCTCCGCCGCCGTTGCCCCAGAGCCCGCGGGAGATCGACTCCTTGAGCTTGGTGATGGCGGTCTTCGTCTCGGTGTTGAGCGCATTGGCAAGCGCGCCCTTGTTGGTCTTGGACTGGCGCAGTGCCAGCGTAGTAATCCCGAACAGGGCGTAGTCCGTTTTGTGACGGATGTTGAACCCGTCGTAGCCGGCGCCCTCCATGTTGCCCTGGGCCGTGGCAAAGGTTGCCGAGCGCCCGGCAATGCCGTCGGTGATCAGCGCAATGCGCTTCGAATCGCCTACGAAGTCGGTGTCTTTCGGCACCATGCCCAGGAATGGGCAGTCGTCGTAGAGCATGTATTCGAGGCGTCGGTCTGGGTAGAGTTCCTTGAGGATTCGTTCGATCGTGGTGCTGGTCGCAGTCATCTTGCGGCTCCAGCCGCCGCGACTGCACAGCACGCGATGAACGCGTGGGCGTCTCTACAGACCGTGTCTCTCGGGGTTCTGGCCCCATGCGATCTACTCGGCTTCCGCTGCCTTCCGCGCTCTGGCTAGATAGGCGGCTTCGTCTGAGAAGTCGGGGAGAGTTCCGACGGCCTCTGCGGCGGCTCGGTTGTCGGGGACCTGCACGCGACGCTGCGTCGTGAGGGGTGGCGAGGTTGCGCCTGCTTCCGAAGTGCCGCCGATTTGCTGCTGGGCGGGGCCGACTAACTGCTGGGCCAGTGCTTCGAGGCTATCGTTCGCCAGTCTGGCGATCTCTTGCGCCGTCACGGGTTTGCCCGCAGCGTTCAAAAGCCTCTCGGCGTACTGAGCATGCATGGCTCGCGTCGTGTCGTCAACCTTGCGCAACGTTCTGTAGTCTTCGCTACCGTTTTCCGGATGCACGAGGCGCGCGAAGTCGTCGTTCAACTGCCGCACCCACGCCTCGTCAGCCTCCTTCTTCCGGGCCTCCTCGTAGTCCTCGCGGGTCATCACCCCCTCGGGCTTGCCCTGCTTCGCGAGGGCCTCACGGAGTGAGGCGACCTCCCGCTGGAGGTTGGCCACGTGGTCGCCCTTGAGCTGCCGCGACGTGGCCTGCTCGATGATGGTGGCGGCGTCGGTTCCGGCCAGCTTGGCAATCTCGCTGAGGTCGCCGGACTTGAGCGCCTCGATCGCCTTCCGCATGTTGCCTGCTCCGCTCATCGCATCGGCGAGTTGCGACAGGTCGGGGGCGGCGGGCTGGGCCGGCTGGGCCGGCTCCTTCGGGGCCTCGCGCATCTTGGCCGCTCGCTCGCTCGCGATCTGGCGGAGCTCGGCGAGGCCGGGCGGCCCCGCGGGAGGCGCCTGCTCACCTTCCTGCTGGCTCTGCTGCCGGGCCTCCCCCGAACCATGCGCAACGTTTTTCGCAGACGGGGCGGTCTGGGCGTCGCCGTCTGGCTCGTCGTCGAACGTGGACGCGGCTTGCAGCAGAGTGGACTCGTCGGGGATTTCGTCGATGATTTCGGTTGTCGTGGCCATGGGTCACATCGTGGGGACAGGCGGCATCGGAGGCGCGGGCATCATGCCGTCGGCGCCGGGGGGCGGGGGTGCGGGAGCGGCTCCTGCTGGCGGGGCTCCAGGCGGCGGCGCGGTGAGCTTGCGTTGCTCGCTCTCGGCGCGCGTGATGACGTCGCGGACGTTCTGGAGCTTCTCGAGGCTGACGCCCTCGTAGCGCATCAGGGCGTGCGTCACGGTGCCGTACCGGATGATCTCCGGCAGGTCGTCCAGCGGGGAGACCTCAGCGGCCATCTTCTCACCGCGCGCGGCGAGGTCGACGAGCTTCCGGGCCCAGCGCTTCGTCGCGAGACGGGCTTCTGTCGCCGCCTTCACGTCGGGGAAGTCCAGCAGGTCCAGTCCCTCCTCCTGCTCGAACAGGCCAGAATTCATCATCTCCGTCACCTGCTGGAACCGCGCGGCGGGGGAATCGGCCAGCTTCGACACGGGGTAGATCTCGCACTTGAACATCGCATCGGAGATGCGCGCGTCGAAGTACGACAGCTCCCGGAGGTCCTCCCCGCTGCCGGCGAGGTACACCATCCGTGCGTCCGTGACGTGCTCTTCGGGGTCGTCGCCGCGCTCGTCTTCGTCGGCCACGATCTGGTCGGCAACATCGATGACGCGGCGAAAACCGTCCTTGTAGCCGTCCTCGATGTGCATCGACTTGCGAACGAGACGCTGCGACTTGATGTCCTGGTGGACGTTGAGCGCCTTGCCGGAGTTGAGCCCGGCCTCCTTCATGGCGCCCGCCTCGGTACTCGAGACGCCAGCCATGTGGTATCCGCGCTGCATCCGGGTCTCTTGCCACTGGCGTTGGCCCATTGCGGCCTGGCCAGAGGGGTCGAAGAACAGGGGCGGCTTGCCGCTGTACGTGTAGTAACAGCCGGTCTCGTCGTCGACCTCCTTGACCTTGACCGAGCCCTCTTCAACCCACGCTTGGGGGACAAACGACGAAAGGGACTCGTCGATGATTTCGCCCATCTCGTCGATCTCCGCCTGAATCGGCGCAAGCATGGTGACGAGGCCGGTGCCCCAGAATGCACGCGAGCGGCGGCGGTAGTGGAAGAACGTGAACGGTGGTCGCCGATCGTCGTACTCGCCATTATCGAGCAGTACGTTTGACTGCCCGCCGTGAAGCACCACGGCAACTCGTCCGGGCCTACGCTTCGACGGGGCGACGCGCCACGCAGTGACCACCGTCACCATGTCGGCCGTGCTGCTGTCGTTCGCAGCCAGTCTCTTTTCGCGCTCGATCTCCGTGGCAGCCGACGACGCGGCGCCTTCGATCGAGCCCTTGTGGTCTGGGTACATCTCGACCAGGACGCCGCGGTCGATAACCTGCTGTCGGTAGTACGTCATGACGCACTCGTGGTGTGCCTCCTCGGGGTCGACGAATACGTCCTCGCAGAAGACGATTTCGCACGCGGGCTCGCCGTCGCGCTCAAACACGCGATAGGCACCTGAGCCGCACACCATGGCCTCCATCCACGCCTTCTCCACCACGTCGTGTAGGCCAATCTCCTCGCATGCGGCCTTGGTCCACTGCGTGAGGAGCTCGGCCTGCTGGCGCAGCTCCGGGTTGCCGCCGGAGGTGAGGATCATGGGGTCGGGCCGGTGCTCGAGCAGCTTCGACTCCGCGGTCTCGATGATGCTGGCCACGATGTTGTCGCGGCTGACATGCGAGACGGAGTCGTCCGTGTCGGTGTTCTCGTCGCTGGCCTCGCTGATGCCGGACTCGTAGATTTGCCGACAGCGCGTGTAGCGGTCGCGGCGCCCTTCGTCGTGGTCTCTGGCGATCTCAAAGGCGGACCAGACTGCGTCGGCAGTCTCCCCGCGCTTGGCCTTCCACCATCGGAGGTCAGACGGCTGCTTGGTGTCGATCGGTACGCTGGCGGTCATCGTTCAGCTTTCGAAGCAGTGCGGCTCCCGCCGCGTTCTCGTGCGTGGGGCGCAGAGGCACCTCGAGGGCGAGCGCCTCACCGTTGGCAAAGCGCAGAAGTTCAGAGGCCAGACCCCGAGAGCGGGCCTTGGCGATGGTGTAGACGAAGTGCAGGGCTACGAAGTGCGGCTCACCGCCGCGCTCAACGAGCTCGCGACACAGCCACGCAAGCGGCTGAGAGCCGGCGTCATCGTCCACTGGGGGCACGGCGTAGACCAGACACGTGCTTGGGGACGTGAGGCCGTCGACGAGGCACGAGTGCATGCGGCGGGCCATGGCAGGCGCGAGCTTTCGGCCTCCCCCCCATGCCAGCATCCCGTGGCGCAGGTCGATACCACGCACGTTCCACGCTCGGCACCAGCTGGCCCGAATGAGGCTGAGCTCTCGGATGGTGGCCGGGCGAATCATCGCGGCTTCTCCGAGCGGATCGTGAAGTCGCCTCGCACAAGCAACCCCTCCCGCAGCATCAGGTGCCGGACAGCATCGGCGAGTCGGTACGCCTCCTGCTCCGTGACGTGCTGGCTCGGCGTGTACTCCACCGACACCCCCTGCACCTTCACGAGGCGGCGCTCGGCGTCGCGGACCATGGCCGCGCGGACATCTCGAGACGGCTTCACGCCACCCGACGCCCCCTGCTGCGCTTCTTCTTGCGCGCCTTTCGCTTTGCGGCGTCGAGGAGTCTTTGCTCTTCCTGCTTGAACCATGCGTCAGTCCCTCTCTTCGGCCCAGGGTCGGGCTCATGTCGCGTGTAGTCACGGATGCGCCGATACCCGTAGAGCATCGCGTCCGTGCAGTGGTCTTCCTGGCCGTCCTCGATGTCGTCGCGGTCGTCGTTCCAGACGAGCACGTGCAACTCGTCCGACAGCGGCTTCGTCGGGTTCTCCGAGGCACCATCCCCCACCAGCAGCTGCAGCCGCCCGCACCGGAGCGCGTCTCGAGTGACGGAGATTGCCGACGCCTTGTCTCGCTTGTCGGCGGCCTCGTTCGGCAACTTCCACCGTCGACGGAGCTCCTCGGCGTGCTGCTTGCCCATGCCGCCGGCGTCGATGACCACCGCGGGCAACGTCTCCCGGCCGCCCCAGCGCACCGCGAAACGCCTCTTGAGCTTCCGGACCAGCGCATCCATCTCGTGGATCAGCTGGCCGGTGTGCTTCTCCGCGTGGAGGATGAACGTGCGCTTCAGGCTGGGGTGCGTCGCCAGCACGACGTACGCGCTCGGCGAGGTCTGCCCCACGTCGATGCCCAGGACCACGCGCCAGTCGGACTGCGCCAGCGGAAAGCCGCTCGGGGTCGTCGACGGGAGGCCCCACGGGCCCTGCTGGTCGTTCCGGTAGTCGTTCGCGTTCGCGCTCAGCGGGAACACCAGGGCTTCGTCGTCCTGCGCCCAGCGACCCAGCCATTCGCGGACATAGGTCGGGTGGTCCTCGCCCCACCCGTTGCGCTTGCGGACGTCCTCGAGAAACGCCTCGACCGCCTCAGCTCGCTCCTCCGGCGGCAGGTCGGAGCGCAGGTGCGGGTTGCTCCGCAGGTTGCCCCGGTAGACGCCGCAGTTCGCCGCGTCCTTCACGTGCGGCCCGCTCAGTTCGTACCAGCGGCCGATGAGCACGTACCCCGGCGTCCCGCCAAACACCATCCATCCGCCCGTGTCGATCGTCGCCGGCTCAATGACCTCGTCGATGAGCGTCTCCAGCAGGTTCGACGGGTAGATGCCGCACTCGTCGATGATGGCGCCCACCAGCGCAAAGCCGCGGTACTTCTCAATCTCCGCGATGTCGTCGGCTCCGCCCAGCATGATGCCGGCTGCGCCTTCAAGCTCGACGGAGAGGTCCGACTCGTTGACCTTGTGTGGGATGTTCGACTCCCGCAGGATTTTCTTGATCCACGGCCAGACCTGCTTCTTCGCGTTCTTCCGCGTCCGGGTGATGTAGACGACCCAGAACCCCGGCTTGCCGCCCTGAGCACTCCGAACCGCCTTCACGGCGAATCCCACCGTCTTGCCCGACCGCCGGCCGAGAATGGCCACGATGACGCGGCGCTCGTCGGCGACGAACCGCTCCTGCATCTCGTGCCCCTCGCAGTACCGCTCCACGGGGAGAGGCGCGGGGCCTACCGTGCTGGTGGCCAGGCGGAGGGCGAAGAGGCTGGTGAGGGCCGAGCGGAGCATCACCCACCACCATCCTTGCGCAACGTTTTGCGTGTGATGGTAGCGACGCCGTCGCGGACCTCGAGCTTGGGCTGGAGCGCGGCCAGAGCTTCGTCGCCCAACGCATCACGGAGCACCTGGGCGGCCCCTGCGACGGGGATGCGAGCGGTTGCCTGCCACGCGTACCGGTGCGGGCACCGCCCCCAACTCAGCTTGAACTCGCCCTGCGGCGGCTCGGAGAGATGCCAATCGTAGTCACACGCGTCCACCGCCAGGTGGACCTCGAATGCTCCGTCGGTCGTCTGCATCACGCTCTCGCACTCGACCTTCGAGGAGATGCGCTGCGCGACCAGCTTCCCTAGCGCCTCCCGCATTTCCGCCTCTGCGGAATCGCGCTGCCGCTGCATCTCGTCGGCCAGCTCCCGACGTGGTCCCATGGGGTCGTTGCCCCAAAACCGTCTCGTCTGCTCCGGCGTTGGGAGCCAGGCCGCAAATCCGCTGAGCGACTCCGCCTCGCCAGGGTGGGCAGCAGCGGGCTGCGGCTGGCCCACATCATCCAGCCCTTTCGAGGCGCAAGTCCCGCTGTCGCCCACTCTGCCGGTGTGGAGCGGCTCCACGGGCGGCGTGCTCGTCCACTGCACAGTCCCGCCCTCGGCTTCGCTGCTCGCTTGGAGCGCTTCCCGCTGCTCAGCCTTCCACGCTTCGAAGCCTGCGCGGCGGCGCTCGGGGTCGAGGATGCGGCGGACTTCTTCGGGGGTCATCGCTCGCTCCCGCACCGGTTGCTCAGCGCCACGCCCCACACTTTCACCGCTTCCCCGAGGGAGCGCTGAGTCCACCATGGGTTTGGGGGCGAGGCCAGCAGGATGAGTCCATGCAGGGCTTGGCTCGTCATCGCTCGCCCTCCTTGGTGGATAGTCGAGGGTCTTCGGGTGTCACGCCGGGGCTCGAGGGCATTTCCGTGGTGGATTCACCAAGCTCCACCGCCAGCTCGCGCTTGAGCTGCCGCCGGTCATGACGTCGCGCGTGGGTCATCCCCCAGCGAGTCACAGGCTCTCGCGCGTCGTACATATGCCAGAGCTTGTTCTGGAAGTGCTTGCGGGCCATCACGCGGGTACCGCCTCTCCAGCATCGGACGACTCGACCCCGAGCCACTCCTCGATCGCGTCGAGCGCTGCGCGGGGAATCCCCACCGTGCGCCCCACCTGCAGCAGCAGCATGCCCGCCTCACCTTCGCCGCCGTCCAGAAGCGCCTGAGCTTCCTTCTGGGCGTCTTCGGTGAGCGCGTTGGCGTCGATGGCCACGAGGTTGCGGAACGCGTACTGCAGGGCGCTAGCCTCGACTGGAGCGATGCGCTTGTACCCCTCGTCCGCGGGGTCGGTGCCCTCTGGCCACTCCTCGGGGCGGAAGCGCTCTTTCCGAGCGTTCAGCGCGTAGCCCATGGCGCAGGCCACGAGCGCGAGTTGCATCCACGCGCGGCCTCGACCGCGGAACTTGCGGAGTTCGAGCGCGTCGGCCGGGTCGAGTTCCTGTAGGCCCGCGAGCATCATCGCCCGCATGCGCGGGTCGGTGGTTGCCTCGTACACGTCGGCCTGAAGCGCCTCGAGGATGACGGAGTCCGGCACCTGGGCCTCGGCCATCTCCCGAGCACGCTTGCGGTGGTCGGCGTCCAGGGGGCGCGGTGCGGTCACGAAACCTCCCGGGAAGGCGATGGACGGGCCGACCCACGGTCCTTGCAGGCGCCAGCACGCCGCAGGCGTGAAGCTCGGGTCCGAAAGTCGGTCGCCATCGACACGATACGTAGCACAACACCGCCGAATGTTGCAATATGTGTCAATGCCGAAGGGCGAACACCTACGCGCGCGCCGTCGCACCATGTACGACTGCCAAGCGTGCGGGTGGGGCGCCAGCCGCTACCCGGGGAGCGTGAAGCCCTGCCCTGACTGCGGCGGGCCCGTGGTGGCGCGCTCGGTCGAGGTCGGGCAACGCATCCCCCGAGGGAAGACGAAGCCCCTGCGGGTACGGCTCACCGAGGCAGAGATTGCCGAACTCGCCGACATGGCCAAGGGCGGCAGTCCGACCATCGCGGCGGAGCAGGTTGTACGGGCCGTGCTGGCGCGAAGGCGGGCGAAGCGGCTTGCGGCGAAGGCGGGCTAGAACCCGTCCGCCTTCAGCCGCTCTCGCACAATGAGCGCTACAGCCGTCGACCTCGAGACCCCGCGCTGGCCGGCCCACTGGTCGAGCCGCTCCACGTCCTCCGGGGCGAACATGCTGCGCACCTTCTCCGAGCGCTTGGGGGCCTTTTCGCCCGGTACGGGTCGGCCGTCCGTCCGAAGGCCGGTGTCCTCTTCGTGCTGTCCCACAGCGAGAGACGGTAGCATGGGGTTGGCGAGGGCCTCCAGGGTGCCGTCAGGCCAGGTGTCGCGCTTGGAGCGGCTCACACGGCCTCAGCCCCGCCCGGAGAACCGGAGCGGGGTGCGGCCGTTGGT